ATTGTTATTAGCTACTGATGTAACTTCAAATTCTTTATTCATATCCAAGCCATCAATAGCTGAGAAAGAATCAAAAGTAACAAAGTCACCTTTCGCTGCTCCATGCGCAGTATCGGTTACTACTACTGAGGTTGTTGCGTTTGTAGTAAAGGGATTAGTTAAAGCTTGTGTTTCTCTAATAGGGGTAATGTCATAAGCTAGTCCTTCTTCTATAACATAAAGCTTTCTATCAGTGCCAACAGCGTTGTATCGTGTGCCATCTAAGGCTACCCAAGCATGTTGATCACGAGCGACACCCACCAAGGTTGTGGAGATAAACTTCTCCCATCCTTTAATTTTCTGTGGTAATCCTTGAAAAAAACGTACGTTATCCCCATCTGTCCACTTGCCTTCGCCTGTGTAGTCGGTGACTTCTTTATTGATACCTGGTGCTGGTCTAAAATTTACTAATGGCATGACGTCAATATACTACAAAAATCCAATAGATAAATAGCTTATTTGAACATAAAAATATTAAGCGTCATACGTGCATCTTCAATACTATATCCATGATTACCAAAAGAAGTGTGATACAAGCCTTTTTCAAAATACACACAAGTATTTTGTACGAAATTTGCTTTTGATATTTCATTTTCTTGATTATCAGCAAGAAATTGAGTTCCCGAATCTAGGTTAGTATTAGAAAGATAAATTAAGGCTGTGTCACAATTATCTCTATGTATCCAATCTTTTTCTTCATCTTCGGCTAATCTAATATGAGCATATGTGACTATTCTTTTGTATTTATCTACATCTATTCCATTTAGTTTAAGGTAGGATAAAATATGTAAATGTAAAAAAGGATTTTCTTTTTCAAAAGAAAGTGTTCGTTTACCAGGCCAATCATATTTTCCTGGAATAATTTTATTCATTTCCTCTAATGTATAAAAATTTAACTTTTTACAATTCTCATATATGAGATTTGGAAAATCAAAAAAATTATAAATTATCTTAATATTTTTACTCATCTTTTTTAGCTACTAAAGACCCAACATGACCTTTAAAGGCTCTATTACCAAAGTGAGTTAAAGGCATAGCTAAGTCAGCCCAAATTTCACCACCACACTCTTGCCATAAACGAGAGAAGTAGTAATCTTCAGATAAATATCTTATTTGTGGTTGACCTTCTTTTGTTTTCGTATTGTAAGGTCCAACAGCGAATAAATCATAACAGTTATCAGACTTATAAGATCCACCATTAACAATTTGATCCGACTCATATTTTCTTTCAGGAAACTTTTTCATCATAGTTCTAAATACTTTTCTTTTAACTAACATCATACCTGTGGCTGCTTCTTGCACAGGAAAAAAACCTCCCTCACCTTTTAAATTTAAAGGGTCATCAAAATTTACATTATATCCTAAGGCTTTAGCTTCTATTTCATCAGGTTGTGCGTCAGGGTTTTCTTTTAAAATGTCTTTAATCTTTTCAAGGTATAAATGTTTTCTGGGATAAATTCCACAAGCTATATCTTTATCTACACAAAGTAATCGTTCAATATTTTTCCAAGTAAAACCTATGTCAGCATCTATGAATAAAAGATGTGTAGCAACAAAATCTTGTTGATCCATCATCATGGAGACTATGGTATTTCGAGCACGAGTAATTAAACTTTCATTACCCATTGTTTGTATTCTCATTGCAACATTGTTAGCTTGAGTCCAAGACTGTAACTCCAACAAGCCATGTAAAGTCGGTTCCGTAAGCATGCCACCATACATTGGCATCCCTAAAAATAATTTAAAGTTTTGATCTTTTAGTTCTTCTGGTTTAATCATTTGTTCCTCTATTCTGTAGGAAAATCTGTATTAAATGCAATTACAGTTTTTCTATTATTATCCTCAATGGGTGGTGACATGTGTGGTAAAAAAGCAGGGAAACTTATAATGTCCCCCTCTTCACAATCTTCGGTAAAATGTTTAAATTTAGTGCTTGCACCCTTTGAACATTCCACAAAATAAACATTAGCAAAATTTGAACCAGGATGAGTATGCCATCCATGCCTATTATTTTGACCATATTGTTGAAACCAAAAATTACCTACAATGTACCTATTAACATTCAATGCATGGCACATGCTTACCAAGTGATCACTAATTGTTTCTATAAACAAATTTTTATATTCTCGATGCATTGTTTTGGGAAGATTCCAATCTGTGTGCAGAATATCATTGGTTTCCACTTTATACGGATTTTGAGGTATCAAAGCTATCTGCTGTAAAAGTTTTTCTTTAATCTCTTGATGATTTTTTACCTTACTTTTAAATATATATTTATTTTCCATAAAATTCATTTATGTCTTTCTAGATAATGCTCCTACTGCAATTTTTTTATTACCAGAACTAGGTTCTCCCCAATGCCAAATATCAGAAGGAAAAAAAATTATCTTTCCCTTTTCAGGTTTTACTTTGTACAATTCTTCTTTTAATTTAAAACAAGTATGTCCGTCTTCTGAGTTTGATAAATATAAGATAAAAGAAAAATCTTCCGTTTGTTTATGATCATGAGCTTTCTCATAACCACTCTCATAAAAATGAATTAAATGCACATGATGTAAAACTGTATCCCCATAAGGAATTTTATCTAAAATTTCGTTAACCATTTTAACAGTAAAATTAAATTTAAGTATATTTCCTGTGTGATAGCCATTTACACAAGAATGATTTGGAAGTAAAGAACGATTCAAATCTGGTCTTAAATCTTTAAACACATCTAATGTGTGTAAAAATTTATCTACAATATTTTCTTCTATCTTATTTTCTAAAACTTGTAACAACTACATTTTCTCCTTAATGCAATACTTAGATTTTAAATCCTAACATAGGTCTTTTATCAAACTTAAATTCTTTGTATGGTCCGTCTTGATCAACATAGTGTAGAAATACTGTTATAAAATGATCATGAGTGCACATTTCTCTCCAGTGAATTTTCTCCATCCCTTTGAATATTACTGCATTGTTAGGAATCATTGGAAACTTATGTTCAATTCTACACCTTTTCACTTCTTCTTTTCTATTATAATATTTATAATCAGAATTCTCATCCTCTTCTCCAACAAATATTTCATAAGGTTGATCTATAGGATCTGCTCCTAAACATAAAGCCACCGTATATTCACAAGATTCTCTATCTTTGTGAATTTTTAAATCTGAGCCTTTGTCATAAATTCTAAAGAAAGAGTATGTTGGCCATAATTTTTTTCCAACATTTTGTTCTATAACAGGAACACTAGCATCTAATAGCGTTTCCATAAGAAAATCACTATGTTCAGATATTAATGATTGTGTTTGACGATCAACATTAAATTTTTTCATATTTGAATATTTTATAATTGAGTAAGAATAAGCTAAATTTAAAATTTGTTTTGGTAAAAATTCTTTTATAAAAATTGGTTCCATTTATATTACCCACGCTATCAAGGCATAACGTGTTCCTTTTGTTATTTTATTTACTTGATGAGGAAACATAAAATTAGACGGAAATATAACTGCGTCACCTACATTTTGTGGCACAATATGATGCCCACCTGGAATATCAAAAACAAATTCTCCACCTTCATACTCGTTGTTTAAACAAATAGAAATAGACAGATGTCTCTCTGTTACTTTAGCACCAAAATCTTTGTGAAAATCATAACCTGCTTTGTATTTGTTTGCATCGTATCTAAGTATGTCAAGTTGAGATATTTTATCTATGTTAATAGAATTATTATTTTTATAATGATCAACACATTGAAATATTTTTTCTTTCACTGCATTTAAACAAATTTTTTCTCCGAATGATTTAGCGTCTAATAAAGATCGAGTTACACAATTTCTTATATCTTTATCCACACCTTTTCCAACAGTGCCCGCATCAATATAATCGTTATCAAAATAGGAGATAATTTTTTTACAAAAATTTTGAGGTATTATTTTTTTGACTTCTAAAATATATTCTTTCATTTTTTATTTATACACAGAAAATTTAGTAAGTAATACTGTGTGCAGATAGGTAGTTATTCCTAGCTGTAGTTGCTGCTGTCACCGCTGCGGAATCATCTTCTGCACCAGCATCAGCATGACCATCATATGTTGTTGTATAAGTATCATTTGCTTCACATCTTATTACAACATTTGTTGCCCACTGAGGAAAGGAGGATATTGCAAGATTGTCATTATTATTTGTGTACTCAATTTCACCTGTGTTTGTCGTAGCATCCCACTGTAAAGCATGAATACCAGAATCTATTTCAGTATGAGATCTTACATTTAAGTGTACTTTACTATCGAGGTAAACATCGGATTCAGTGTTACCTGTGCCTTTAGCGGGTCCATCACCATCTAATGCTCCTCTAGAGTCAAAAATTATAGTAATTCTACTATTTACGGTTGTGTTGTTTACGGTTGTTGCCATCTTTTTTTACCTTTTTTTCCTTCTTTACTTTTATCTTATTATTACTTAATTGTCTAATGGTTTCATCTTCACCTTTTGTATTTTTTTCT